GCAGGTGTGGATATTGAAGCTACTAATAGTCAAGGATTAACTGCTTTGCAAGAAGCAAAGCAAATGGGGCATACCGAATGTGTTGAAGCACTTGTAAAGGCAGGTGCGAATGATTTGGAATGTAGTGAAATTGAGAAAAAACAATTCACTGATGAAGAAATCCGACAAATTATGGGAATTATTCAGGAATTCAAAAAACAAAGCGTTTCTATAAATTAAATGATATACTATAATATTTATATTTTATAACAAATAATATTCTCATTTCTAAATTACTTTAATATAATTAGAAATGAGAGTTAATGGTGGTGGAATAAATATAGCTCCGATTAAGGATTCGGATTATAAATATACGAAAGATAAAGAACGCATAGCATCAAATAAACGTATATTTCCTTATGCATCATATTTTTTACAGTTGGCTCAAAACATACCATACGAGTCTTATTCCTATTCAGGACCATTGACTGTATTTTTTGACCTTGATGCAGAAGAGAACGAAAATGAACCCAAGAAAGAACATCGTTATGCACGTAAAACTGTAAACGTATCTGCAGGATTTAAATTAAAAAATGGTAAATATGTAAGACCATACTATTATTTTGGCGGATGTGTATATGAAATTATGGATATGTTATTTAAACGTGATAAACTACCAGGTATACCTCCATTACATAAATATACAGACCCTACAGGAGACATTGATTTGTTATGTGCATTCCCTAATATTGTTTCAGTATCTCCTCGTCAAGATATCGATATTCAGTTAGCAGATTTAACTAAAATTAGACGACCAGATGAACCAGAAAGTAGTAATATTTCTTATAATGAATTGGTTGATGATTATACTGCGTGGTTATTTTCACAAGTTGTGTCTGGATTTGAATCAATACCTNCACGTGTATTAGACCAAATATTTGCAGAAACTGTTCCATTTTCATTTAAAGAAGACAATGAGGCACAAAATGCGGATATGAGTCATCAAATAGGTAATATGTGGCTGGTTAGAACACGGTCATCAAATATGTTGAAAATTCAATGTATTATTAAATATGAAGATATTGTTGAACCAATACATTTTATGGAGTTTGTCTTTATTTTGAATGAAATTGTAGCAGATACTTCTCCCAATGATTTGAAAATTAGTACAAAACTAATGGGAAATTTCTTTCTTAATACTGACCAAACATTGAAGAGAATATTGGAAGCATCAATGGAGTATGATTCATACCCTATACAGAAATTTTATAGTCTGTATTATGATAATATTGATGCTATTGAAGGAAAACGCAAGGATTTGTTTTCGGAAGATGCACGACATAAATATTTTAATCATATTCAACGTTTAAAATATTTAAATGATATTATACCAACTATTTTATCAATTAAAAACACAANTAATCGTAAGTTTAATGTAGTGAGTAATCAAATCATTAGAAAACCAGATTTTATTAAATTATGTACAGCNGTATTGGGGTATTATGATAATCAAGAAATATGTAAATATGATTACAACATTGTAAATGATACAATGTCTTGGAATTCAAAAACACCATTAGAAAATATAAGTTTTAGATGTAATAAGACGGTGGCTATTCCCATTGTTCGTGAAATGGTTGGTAATCTTATATCAGACAAAATGGTCAAACATGTATTTGGTTCATATCCTCCTGCTTCAGTTAAAGAATTAGTTGATAAATTAAATGACATTATTAAAACAATTGATGGAGGTCGTCGACGTAAAATTAAAAATATAACAAGAAAGAGACATAACAAAGTGCATAATAAGATTCATCGTAAATATAAAGGGACGCATAAACATTTTAGATACTAGTGTTATACACCTAAAGAATATAATATTTCATTCTGCGGAATTTTTTGTGTCCATTTATATTGTTGAAATATGGATTTGTTAAATTGGTCTTTAGGTACTGAATTATGAACGTCATGTGCGATTCTGATGTATAAATCAAACCCATCATATTTTTCATTACCTTCTTTGTCTTCATATACTGTACAGCCATTATCATCAATAGTCCAGCTCCATAATAAATTGAATAATGGAGATTGTGTCTCATATACTTTCCAGCCATCTTCTTCACTAAGAATTCTCACAGTTTTACCTCGTTTTTTTGGAGGTTTCTCATTGTATAACCCATCAATTAAACTTACTGCTAATCTACAGAGGTCAAATGATTGATTGGGGGGATTTTTTGGACGTGAGTTATCAAAAAATGGTCCAAAATTATATTGTTCACCTGCATCCTGATCTGGCCAGTGGTCATCTGATACCCATAAATTTCGGCCTAATCTAAAAATGGAACGTCCAAAATCAATTATACTAAAAATTTTACCAAATGTTGGAACTCTCCATACTGTTCCAGATTTAGACTTATAATATAAAAATTTCTTATCTGTATCTCTCCATATAATATTATTAGTATGAAGGTCGTTATGTGTAAAACAAATCGCATTTTGCAAAAATGATAGAGTTGCTATTATTTGGAATAACCATGCAATCCATCTCATTTCCCATCCTTGTGAGCCACGTTTGTGTGTATCAATCGCATCCTCTTCCAAAAGGTCATCCATTACACCATCTTGTGCTTCTTGTTGTATCAATATAACGGGCATATTTGGAATTTCTAAACAAACATCAAAATCATAATCAAACGTGTCTTCAGAATCATTTGATGACGAATTATTGTCATCTTCCGTTAAACAATTTGATTCTGATGATTCGGACTCTGATTCTGATGATTTGGATGATTCGGATTCGGACTCTGAACTTGTATCTGATTGTTTTAAAGATTGTCTTAATGATGTTTTTTTAAGCTTAAAAATATTGTTGTCTAATTTGATATTTTCATCCATACTTTCAAATGTAAATGATTTTATTGATTCTAAATCTGAATTATCTATTGCATTTGTTTCTAATGTGCATAACATATCCAATTCTTCATCAGACATATCTGTTTCATCAAACGGACACATTGTAAATTCTTTACAAATGTCATCAAATTCATCTGATTCGTCAAATTCATTATTAACAATAGATAATTTAGCATTATGAGCTTTTATTCCTTTCCAAAACCATCTACAATGACGAAATGTATCAAATTCCTGTGAAATATTAAATTTATATGAATTGCTAATACCTGTAGTAGCACCATAGAAGTAATTGCAATGTGGGGTTAAGTTTAATTCTCTGAATCTGCTTAATACGAAATTTGCAATTGTATCAACGTATGCTTGATTGTTACGACTATGAATTTTTGTTAGCGTTTTTTTCCATGTATTTCCAGACTGGGGTAATAACGGATGCTTTGGGATAATATATCTTTCTTTTATAACATCAATAGGGTTCAATAGGTGTACTGTTTTAATAAATACTTTACATTGTTCTATAGATGTGGAATCTTTGGATGCACGATTCGCAATCATAATTTTATTTTCAGAGTCTTCTGGTTTAATCCACGAATCAATATAATATTTAGATGGAAGTTCAATGAGTGTATTTGATAAAGTTGTATCTGGTATTTTAAATGAATCTAGTGCTGGAAAGTACCGTTGTAAAAATGAATAATCTGAAAATGTATTAGTTTCATTTTCAGATAATTGACGTTCTCTGCACGGTTGGCATTGAAGATTCCTAAGAACTGCCTTCATCTTATTGTTTGAAAGAGATGTGATGTGTTTATTTAGCACACTTGTTAATTGTATTTTTACTTAGAATACAATGTCTGCGCAAGGTGGTGTTAATGTTGCACTCCGGAAGTTTGTGATGAAATCTGTTCCACAAGATGCCGTAGTGGTATTTATTGGAAGACGGCGTACAGGTAAATCAACTCTAGTAAGAGACTTGTTGTTTCATCATCAGGATTTGCCAATGGGTTGTGTGATTTCTGGAACAGAAGAATCAAATGGGTTTTTTAAGAAAATTGTTCCACCTATGTTTATTCACGGAGAATACAATCCTGTCATTTTAGCAAATTTCGTAAAAAGACAAAAACTTGTAATGAATAAGATTCAACAAGAATCAGACCGTGGTGTAAAATCAAATATAGATCCACGTGCATTTTTAATTTTGGATGATTGTATGTATGACGATTCGTGGACACATGATAAAAATATCAGATATTTATTCATGAATGGACGTTGGTTGAAAGTGTTTTTTATTATTACTATGCAATTTCCATTAGGTATCCCCCCGGCTCTAAGAACAAACGTGGATTATGTTTTTATTTTAAGAGAACCTTATAAAAATAATAGAGAACGGCTTTTTACTAATTATGGTTCTGCATTTCCATCGTTTGAATTTTTCTGTCAAATGATGGACCAATGCACACAGAATTATGAATGCCTTGTGGTTAATAACAATACACAAAGTAATAAATTGGAAGATACCATTTTTTGGTATAAAGCAGATATTCATGGAGATTTTAAATTAGGTGCGCCAGAATTATGGAGACAATCTGAAATGTTAGCACGTATAAAAGAGGAAGAGGACGTAAATATGTTTGACCCACGACAAAGTACGAAATTAAAAGGACCAGCAATCAATGTACAGAAGAAATATTAATATTTATAAGAAATGAATTTACGACACCTGTCTGGAACAATATTTATTATAATGTCAATTGTAATGATAATTATAATATTAAAAACGGAATACCAAGAAGATGCGTTTGTAGATTTAGGAAGATGTGGTGTTGATTTGCCACCTTGTCAAGGAAAGAACATACGGTGTATTAATGGATATTGTAAACTAGATGTTCCGCAAAAGCTTCCACGATTATCTAATTTGCAAATTATACCCCAAATATTGTAAATTTAAGGCTGTGAATAAATAACCTGTGTATTTTCTAGAAAATGGCTCGTACAAAACCAATGGGATTAGGTGCAATGTTTTTACTACTTGTTGTTGCAATTGTAATATTACCTATGATAATGCATTATATTAATAATCAAACGACACATTTTGCAATTTCTGGATTTCAAGATATGTCAAATGGTGTTTCTGAAATACCTGCGGTTGCATCTGCCTCTAAATTACCCACATGGAGACCTGACCTAAATACAAATTATATTTGCCGTTCCCCAAATGAAGATGGNCAACCTTGTCCCGAAGGGCAATTCTGTGATGGAGCAACACAGTCTTGTATTTCAACCTATGTAGGCGGTTCAGTTCCTACAACTGGATACTACTCATAATACTAACAAAAATAATTATTAAATTAATAATAGAATTTTGTTACTTTTATTATTTGATTTTATAACATTATACAAAACACATACAAATAATAGAAAATTAATAATAGAAATTAAGAGGATGGTTCAATTACAGAATTAGTATCTTCTATTTTTTCAATTGTAACTGATGCTTTTTCTACTTTCCGTTGCAAAGCAAGGTCTGGTGAAGAATCAAACATATTTCCAAACGAATCTGCTTTACCACCTGATGAGCCACCAAACACCTGTTTTGAATTGACTTGACCTTTAGAACGTTCATCAAAGAATTTTTCACGATTATCTTCATTTTCCTTATATTTGCGCATAAGAGTATTTAGTTCATCTTGTGCATACTCTTGTTCAGCGATTTCATGAGGCGAAGGATCCCATGGCAACCATTTGCCAACATCACCGATAAAAATATGATGATACTTATCTTTAGTTTGCAATTTCTTTGCCTTAAGTTCGGCTTCTTTTGAATTACCATACACTCCACGAACTTTGAGACCTCTTACGGATGTGCGGAATTCGTTCAATGAATAAAACTCTTCCTCCAATTTTGTCTTATTTGCATACATAAAACTCTCATACGCATCAACAATTGATGTTTTTGAAATATTACTACGACTTTTTTGAATAAATTTATTGTAATCGGACATTACATCGTCCACCAATAGACGATTTTTACGACAAATCGTTGCTTGTTCCATCTGTCCATCTGTCTCCAATGCTTTAATACGTTCATCCAATTGGTCATTTACATTTTTTACAATGTCAACCATATATTTCTCCAAATTCTTAATTTTCCAATTAACTTCATATGATTCCAAAAACTTATTAAAGAAGTGAATTTCCTTTTTATCAAGAACATTCTCCGGACTGATGAAGCTCAATAGGACATAACGCTGACCCGTGATTTCGGCATCTTCGTCAAGAAAATCTTCAACTACGGTTGGTGTATTTTTACTATTCATACTGTCTAGTAATCACTGTATCTGAAAGCTTTAAACTCAGTTGAGGATAGTTTAAGGATATCACTGTGAGTTTTTTTCTTATGAATGAATATAGAATGATGGGCTACGGATTTGCTGAAATTGTAAATCGCATTATCAAATACTTAATTGAAGGTCTAGTAATTGCTGCGGCCGCAATATTTATCCCTAAGAAGGCTCTTCCTCTTGATGAAGTAGCTACACTGGCTGTTCTAGCGGCGGTTGTGTTTGCTATACTAGATGCTGTTTCACCAAGTGTCGGTGTTACAGCACGTCAAGGCGCAGGATTTGGACTCGGCGCAAATTTGGTCGGCTTTCCCCGTATGTAAGAAATCAACTGTTTTGAATAATATATATCATTACTGATAATTTATATGTTATATTATAATTAATTGTAATATGTTATTATACACATTACAATTAATTACATCTTGTAATTATCAAACATTTTGACTATTTTGACTATTTTGATTCATTTTAAATAGTGCGTATGTATTCCCAATGCATTTCATCGCAAATTTTCTGCCAAGTTTTATCTTGTAAATATAATTTATCACGGTTCTTAAGTAATGGGAAACATCCTAAATACTCATCCATTTCCAATAATTCGCAAAATTTATAAAGAACGTATCCATAAGATAAAAAATTTCTACGACCTTTTGGACAATGTTTTTTAAATGACGGTTGAATTTCACGGAACATATGACGCAACTTTTCTTCATCTTCACGAGACATAAATGGTGCATTTTGACCATTTAATCTATTAATAATATGTGGTATATGTTCGTAATATTTTGATGCCTTCATTTTTCTAAGAATTTCTCGCAACTTTGTTGGCTTTAAAGATGCCATGTTCGTAATACGCTCTTTTTTAAGTTGCAAAAGAATTGCATCATATATTTCTGATGGAATTTCGGTACTCTCTTTTGCCTGAAATTGTGCCAACCACTCATTAAAATGATTTATCTTTTTATAAGCGTAATAGCAAACTTCACGTGGTGGGTCTTTATACGACGGCTTATCGCTATCAACAAGAATAAATTCTTGATGCCCACATTTTGGACAAGTTAAATTTGCTTCGTTAAGGCACATATTCATTTCATTTCCACATACTTCGCAGTTTGTCCAAGGGTCGTCATACTCTTCAATGCCATTCCTAGCCATTGTTGGATTTTCTAACTGAAGATAATTATTTAGTAGTTGATGTCGTTGGAGACCAGATTGAACGATAGGCACTTCAATTGTGTTCTTTATTTCATTCCCTTCTTCTTGTGCAACTTCTTCCAAAATAGCTAAAATAGACCCAGGTTTTGCTTTTGTTGTTGTATATGATGTTGTTCCTTGTTGTATTTTATCTTGTATATCATAATAATTATATAATATATCACCCGTTCTCAGATAATAGTCCATTAAGTCAGAGTCATCTTCTATAGATTTTATTTTCTTTTCAAGATTTTCGGCTTCTCTCTCTAAACGCCAAATTTCAATATCAGATGTAGTTTCATTAATACGCCTTTTAAAGACATCAAGCTCAGATTTGTATAAGGCAAGGTTTTCTTTTTGCATAATCATATTTTGAATTTTTTCATTATGAATTGCATCAAGTGTTGTTCTAGCTTCTGGATTAGACCGTTTTGAACTTTTTACTTTAAAAAATGCACTGTCGCCCATTATTGAGATATACCTTATACGGTAAGCGCACGTGGTTTTTAAATCCTCCAAATTCAACATAGTGCAATTTAATTTTTTACACCTTTTCACAATAAAGGGTTACATTATTTCAATTGTTTATCTGGTTAATTTATCTGGTTAATTCTTCAACCTTCACATTCTACATACCAACTTAGTCGCTTATAGTGTTCACAAATTGAGCCTCCTTTACAATCTTTATATTGAAACGCATATTTTTTATGTTCGTATTTTTCTAATATACTTAGGTTTTTCTTCAGACACCACTACATTATTTTATTTTAACCAAATGTTGAATTTTTTGTTAGCTACATCCCGGTTTATGGAAGATGTTGCGGTTAGTTTATAATCTTTGAATTATTGATAATTATGTTATTAATAATTATGTGTGTTTGACATATTTTGTCCATTCCGGCAGATTTTTGGAAATTGGCATTTTGTGATTTTCTAAAATTTTTTTTCTTACATTAGGATATAACGACAAATGACGGGTGGCGGATTAATGCAATTAGTCGCTTATGGCGCACAAGATGTTTATTTAACTGGTAACCCTCAAATTACCTCAACAATTTAAAAGGGGTTGAAAAGTAACCAGCAGATGAAAATTGGTATAATCATCTGATAAAGTCTGTTAGTGGGACCAATAATTCTATTTGAATTACCACAGTTACTAGTGATTTGTTAAATCAAATTGCAACATCATCAAATTGCGGGAACACCCTAAAGTTTTAACTACCAAGTAGTTTATGAAAATAAATTATGGCTGAGAACATAACTCAGGTATGGTAATAAGGTTAAAAATAGTTATTGTTTTTTGAACAATTAAAATGGGCAATCCGCAGCCAAGTTCTAAACTATTTTAAATATTCTAAGTCCTAAAATTAATATTAGAATTTATTTATTGTATAATATCTCCTTATGGAAAATGCAATATGGAGATTGAAATGTAAGTTAAAAACTACACATTTCATTTATAAAATGAATAAAAACTAAAACTAAAATTAAAATTAGGATTGGAATATATTAAATAGCAAGAATGCAGTTCAGAGACTAAATGGTGATGGGTTAAGGTCTTTTGGCCAAGGCTTAAGTTATAGTCCAATCCCTGAAGCGCGAACAAAACGTGATAATTTAAATTGGTGTGTTATCACAGCTTCAAAGTATTCTGAAAGGAAGGGTATTAATGTTTTTAAAGTTGTCTATCGCAGACACACCAACTTCGCAATGGAGTCCATTGAGAACCCCTTTAACGGTGCACCTAACTTCGGTAAGAAGGTAACTTGCACTGTACAACGTAATGGTGATTTGATTTACCGTATGTATCTACAGGCCACTCTACCTCAAGTACAGCTACAACAGACTGATGGTTCTGGTGCTCAATTCCGTTGGCTCAACTGGATTGGTCACAATCTAATTGAGTATGTAGAAATCGAGATTGGCGGTCAACGTATCGACAAGCACTACGGTCAATGGCTACATATTTGGAATGAACTCACCCAAGAGCCTGGCAAACAAGCCGGTTACGCCAAGATGGTAGGTAACGTGCCTGAGCTAACTAACTTGCTATACCAGGGTGGAAGCACTTGTGACAATGATTGCTATGGTGGTGAACCTCTAACATCCGAGGTAGTAACGAGCTGTGCGCCAATGTACACTCTATATATCCCTCTACAATTCTGGTTCTGTCGCAACCCTGGCTTGGCTCTGCCTCTAATTGCTCTACAGTACCACGAGGTGCGTATTAACCTAGAATTCAATACGCTAAACAATCTCTGCTGGGACTACTCAAACAGCTCAGACCCTCATGCCATCCGCAACCGTGTGGGTCAATGTGGTCTAGCTGCCGCCTCTCTATACATTGATTACATCTACCTAGATACCGATGAACGTCGCAAGTTTGCCCAAGTATCTCACGAGTACCTGATTGATGTATTGCAATTCACGGGCGGTGAATCTATCACCAGCTCTGCGAATAAGCTCAAGCTGAACTTCAACCACCCCTGCAAAGAGTTAGTATGGGTTGTGCAACGTGACTCATTCGTAAGTTGTGACGATAATGTAATCAACCCTTGGAAGGGTCAGCAACCCTTCAACTTCTCTGACTGGTGGGATCGTTCTGTGCTAGAATCTGGTTACTCTGTGACACGTGTAGAGGGTATGGCGGGTAAGAACCCCACTATCACTGCTCTACTACAGCTAAACGGCCACGATCGTTTCTCTGTGCGTGATGGCAACTACTTTAACTGGGTACAGCCTTACCAACACCATACAAATGTACCTGCGGTTGGTATCAATGTGTACAGCTTTGCTCTACAACCTGAGCAACACCAGCCTTCTGGCACGTGCAACTTGTCCCGCATTGATAACACGACATTGATGCTGACGGTAAGCAACAACGCAGTGGGTACCAATCTAAGTTCAACTGTATACGTATATGCAACAAACTATAATGTACTCCGCATTATGTCTGGTATGGGCGGCCTCGCTTATTCAAATTAAAGGGTACANTACTTATTTGTGCTGTATTTTATATTACAATCTTCAAAATATTATAATTATGTTGGAATCCAATAAAATTGAAAACAAATAATTAATGGGTACAACTTAAAGACTTATTAATATTTATTCTTAGAATGAATATCTGTAAGGCAACAATCCAAGAAGGGAAAAATAAAGGTAATAAATGTGGTAAAAATATATCAAATGAGCACGGATATTGTGGAAAACATTTGCGTAATAAAAAATATGATGAAGGAATTGAAAATGGTATTCGTTATTGTCGTCTCTTCTTTAGAGGGTGCGATAATGAACTAACAAATGAACCTGAAAAAGTAGTAACCTGTAAAGAGTGTTTAGAAGATAAAAAGAAAAATAAAAATAATTGTCAACACGAAGGGTGTACATTTAAAGCAAAAGACAAAGAATTATTTTGTGGAAAACACGAAAGAGATAAGTATCGTTTAGAAGAAAAAGAAAAAAGTATTAGATATTGTGATATTGATAGGGGGTGTTTTACAATTTGTAATGAGGGTATGTCATCTTGTGAAAAATGTCTTGAAATAGCTCGTGAAAAAGATAATGAACGAAATAACAATAGGAAAAAAATTAATACACAATTACAAAATATATCTGATAAAAGACTTTGTCATAAATGTGGAATAGAATTTGAAACTTTTAAAAATATACACAATGTTGAGAGTACAAAATGTAATGATTGTCTTGAATATCAACGAAAATATGAAAATAATAGAAATAGAAATACACGCAATTTTAAAGAAGAAAAATTAGAATTTATTCAAAACTATTTTAAAAGACATATAAGAGAATCTCTTAAAAGAGGGTATGAAACAACTTTTAACTTTGATGAATTTAGTAATCTAGTCCAGTCATCCTGTTATTATTGTGGATATTATAACAAAAAAGAAGCAATTGGTATTGATAGAGTAAATAATACTTTACATTATACTAAAGAAAATTGTGTTCCTTGTTGCGAAACTTGTAATAGAATTAAACATATTAATCATCCTTTATTCTTTATAGCTAAAGCTAAAATTATTTCAAAAATAAAAGAACCAACTAGTGAATTTTATGATAAATGGTTATTATATTATACACGTTCTAAAAATAATCTATATAGTAAATATAAAAAAGAAGCAGAAAATAGAAATCTTGAATTCTTAATTACAGAAATGGAATGGGATAGATTAATTAGACAACCTTGTTACTTATGTGGTTATAAACAAGTTGAAGGAATTGGATTAGATAGAGTTGATAATACTATTCGTGAATATAATTTAATAAATTGTAGGCCCTGTTGTGGAGGATGTAATACAATGAAACACGATATGAATTATGAAGAGTTTGTTAATCATATGAAAAAAATATCTGACAAATGGGCTGATACTAAAGAGCTTGAAAGTATTCCATTATTTGATAATCCTTTAAGAAAGAATATTACAGACCTTGAAACTAATTCAGATAAAAAAGAACGTATTAGATGGACATCAAATGGATTATATTATGCACTCTTATCAGACCAAGAAAACGACTTTATAGAATTCTATGAAGAATATATTAAAGATAATGAAGTTCATAAATTAAAAGAAGAACTCTTATTAATGAATAATAAAGAAGAAGCTCTTAAAAAGCTTTCAACCTATTTGAATACTCTAAAGATGAGAAGAAAGAGAGCAAAAAAGCAGATTAATATTTTAGAAACCACCCATAATTTATTTTGAGAATTATTATTATGAATAATTAAACTCAAATTTTAAGTAATAATATTATCTAATATACATTTAATTTCACTAGAATCACGTATATCTTTTAAATTAATTTTATCTTTACATATTATTTTTACATTTTTACACCTTTGCACATTTAAAACGCCGAATTAACAACGAAAAAATAATACAAAAATGCAAAAATTTGGTTATAATCCGTCTTGAAACGGATATGAATTTTAAGAATTTATTTCTCTACAAAATATTTCTGGTCTTTTTCCTGTTCGTAGAACCGATTTGACTATATTTAACATATTTTGCACA